CTAGAGCCATTCAATAGTAACTTGTTCATCGTCGATATAAATCTTATTAATTAGTGATTTTAAATAAAGTTGCTTTTCTCTGAACTCTAAAGAGTTAAAATCAACTGTTGCTAAATCAGCTAAATTTTCTTGTATCTTTTTATTTTTCTTCAATTCTTCGTTAGCTTCTATTTGTGCTTCATAATAATTAATTTGAGCATCTATATCAGACATCATAGCATCAAGTTCTGAAACTTCGTAAGAACCGCTGATATATAAATCAAAAAGCCGCTTCTTTTTTGTGTGTTCTATTTTAAGTTTTTCATTTAAGCTATCTAATTCATCTTCTTTATCTACATTCCTAGAAGCGAAACTATAGTTATTCACGCGATCAATAATTAATTCCTCGAGTTTGTCAGCTCTCCAAATTTTATTTCCGCATTTTTCTAGTTCATGAGTATGTTTGTAAGTCTTGCAACTATAATATCTATAATGATATTTTTTTCCGCGGGATACAGTATCTTTTCTCCTATGAACAAACCCTAGTCCACATTTTCCGCACACTACCAAATTATTTAGCAACGATGCTGAATCTCTATTCATATTCGGATTCTTACCCATGCGAGAAAATATTTCTTGAACTCGATAAAATTGTTCCTCTGAAATAATAGGCTCATGAACACCTTTTGTATGCACTTTATCCGCATAAGATACATAGCCACAGTATAAATCATTAGTCAGCCAATTGTTGTAACTGCTATATGATTTCACTTTGAATCCTATTTTTTTTAGTCTCTTCTGTAAAGTTGTAATGCTTTTTTCTTCCTCAAAAATATCATAAATCATTTGTAATTGTTTTGCTTCTTCTTCATTAATATATAATTTAGTGTCTATAACGTCATAGCCAAATGTTCGTCCTTTGGCTGTTGTAAGAGGAAGCCCTGCTTCAATACGCTTAATTTTCCCCATAACCATGCGATCTCGTATTGTTTCGCGTTCTAATTGTGCGAACACGGACAATATACCAATCATTGCACGACCGAAAGGAGAACTTGTATCAAGCGTTTCAGATAAACTAACAAACTCTACATTGTTTTTTAAGAAGTATTCTTCAATAAGCGTTATCGTATCTCTTTGCGAGCGGGATAGTCTGTCTAATCGATATACGACTACAGCATCAATTTCATGTAATTTACTTAGCATTTCATTTAGTGCGGGACGATTCATATTTGAGCCGGAGTATCCGCCGTCAATGAAAATATCGTATACGTCCCAGTCCTTCGAGCGGCACAAGGCTGTTAGCTTTTCAGTTTGAGCTTGTATAGAGTAATTCTCTATTTGTTCTTGAGTAGATACGCGTATATAAATAGCTGCCTTCATTTCCGTTCTCCTTTCGCACATACGTTCTTTTTTTGGTAAAAAGAAAAGCCCGGAGGCTTTCTTTAGTTATATGTTTTTTAAACCATAAGGCATCATTTCTTTTGCTTTAGAGTTTAAATTTCTTTTCTTATTAAGCTCTTTTTTATATAAATCAAAGTCTTTTTGAACGTACGCAAGTTTGCTGGCGAGGTCATATGCTTTGTTAGAGTATTTTTTTAGATTATTTTGATCTAATATTATAGTTTTATTGTATGTTCCACTATCCATTAATAAGGAATATAGTTTGTCTAGCTCTTTATTATCGATCGATGATATATCAAAAGATTTGTTACTTGTTTCTTTAGCGTATTCAAAAACTGCTTTTTCTTCTTTTGATAATCCCTTACCCCATTCAGATGTATAAACCTGTGTGTACCATACTGTAAATCCAATTCCGATAATAATCAATAAACAAATTAACCAAAACCACCATTTTTTTATAATAGACATATTGTATCTCCTTTATTCCCCATATCCTAAATTGTTCATTTGCTCTATATAATTAGTTTTAGCATCATTGTAATTATCTGAGAAGGTATTAAAATTCCCAGAAGGTTCTTTGGCTAAATTAACAAACTTCATAAGTGATTTATAGTAAGAATCTACTTCATTAAACTCGCTTTCGGTTTCTGATGTCACATTATTTTTAAGATCATTATATTCGTCTTTCACTGTATCTATGCTAGTTTCTAAATTAGATTCAGTGCCATCAAATATATTTTTTGTATTTTGCGCCTGTAGAGCTTTGTTGAAATCTGTGTAGGTTTTACCATCTATTTTGACACTTTCATTATAGATTGTGTCACTCCATACATTATAGTATTTATTTCCAATTGTTTCCGCATCAGAAGCAAGAGAAGTAGAGTCATCCTTAAATGATTTAATAGTATCTTTAAATATTATTTTCTTTTTTTGTTTATCCTCTTTTTCTTTCTTAGCGGCAGCTATTTTCGCATCATGCTCTTTCTTTATTTGCACCTGATTATAAATAAAAAAAGATGCGCCAGCTATAATTAAAACTAAAATAAGCGATCCAACAATATATACTACCTTTTTTGGTATAGTCATTCTCTCGTTCTCCCTTTATATTTTATTTTCCTTTGAGCTTCATATTAGTTTTATCAAAAGCACTACTTCCAGCCATCTTTGTCTCGTCCTCATATCTTAGCTCAACCATAGGCTTCTGATTGTTATCTCCGCCAAAGAGCGTACCTAGAGCACGTTGCTGTATTTCGCTTCCTAAATAATCAACATTTTTTTGTTTAGTTGCTTCATCTTGATATTTTAAATCTTGAGATACGTACGCAATTAACATATCATATTCATTTTCAAATGGAACCACTTTTATTAGTACCCCGCTCGAATCAGAAATCAAGCGATCAATTGACTCATTAAATAACTCTATACTATCTGATGTAATTTTAGAGGGTGTAGATACATCATCTTGAGCAGGTTCTTCTGCTTGCTCGTCCTCGGCAGCGTCTTCTTGAGCGGGTTTTTCCGTTTGCTCATCTTGGACAGTATTCTTTTTTTGCTCATTTGCTGTAGTTTCTTCTGGATTATTAATAACATAGTTATACATCTGTACAACTCTTATTAGTGAAAAGGTGATTAGAAATATAGCGGATATAGTCAATATTATTGTGTATTTTCGTCTGTTTTCATTTTTAACAACTTTTACTATCCCGAATATTAAGGAAGCTAGTGCCACCAAGTATATTATTACCCAAAAGCTGTAAAATAAAATAACTAAAAATAATATAGCAAGAGCCCAAAACCACCATTTTTTTAACAAGTAACTATACTTACTCATCCCGTTATCTCCTTTTTATAAAAACATAATTATTAAAATTACTATGACAGGAATAGTTATCAACAATGTCATTAAACAACCACATCCTGACATTAATTTACCAGATTCTTCCATAAAAGCGCCGACTTTTTGTGCTTTTCCGTTGTTGTTGCTTTGATAAATGATTGGTGTTAGACAGTTAGGACATTGATTTTCGTGATTGTCTAGTGCATGTCCGCATTTAGGGCAATACATATGTTCACCTCGTCAAAATTTATTAGCACCCATAATCATAAGGATAAAAAGAGTTATCCTCCTGGAAAACTTGAATGGTAGAGCCAAAATGTATAATATAATTACCATTATTATACATTAGTCCATATTTTTCTCTATAATTCTCTACTACTTCAATCAAAAATTTTTCAGTAACATTTAAAAAAGTAGCAGCTTCATAATATGTTCTGTAGCCAAGATCGTAGCATAATGCAAGTGTTTGTAAATTTACTAAGTATTCATGAGATTTACGACGAGCGAATTTTTCTTGTTTAATATTATCGATGTTATTAAAATTTGTTATATCCCCAACGGTGTATTTCCAATGCATTGCCTCTTCTATAATAGTACATCTAAGCTCACTTTCTGTTAACGATGGATGCAAATGTACTACTTTATTCTGTATAAGTCCGAAAAGTTTTGTTGGTAAGTTGTTATTAATAACGAAATTCAATTCTGGAAACTCTTTCTTTAATTCATAACTTGTTTTATTCATCAATTAGCCTCCTAATGTTAATTTTTAGGCAACTACTCTTTTTGTGATCTGATAAATTTTAAATATTTTTCTATCTCTATTCGTTCTTCTTCCGTCAAATCATTGTCAATATGCGCAGCTAGTAAGTCGCTGTTGTCGAATTTTTCACGACCTAATAAATAATCAGTTGTTACATTAAAGTAATCGGCTAACTGAACGATTAATTCATCTTTTATAGCACGTTTGTCTGTTTCCCACATTCCTATAGTACTTGTTGAAACATTTAAATCTTTTGCAAGTTGAATTTGAGAGATACCTCTTTTATTTCTCAACTCAGATATTTTTTTGCCTATAGTCATAATATCTCCCTCCTTCTTAAGTATCACTATAAGTGATATTTTAAAAAAAATAAACAAAAATCACAAAAAGTGATTGACAATCACGTAAAGTGATAGTATTATTATCACATAGAGTGATAAAGGCGGTGATTAATATTAATAATCTCAAAAAAATTCGCATTGCTAAAGGTATTACACAATTAGAAGCAGCTGAGGCTATCGGTATTTCTTATAGTTTACTTTCTAAAATGGAAGCAGGTTATCGAGGTAGTTCAGATAAAACAAAGATTAAAGTAGCAAATTTTTACGGAAAAAGCGTTGGAGAAATTTTTTTTAATAAAGAAATCACTAATAGTGATAATAAAAAACTAACCGAAATAGGAGGCTAGAAAATGAAAAATCGTTTAGAAGATATTGTAAATAAAGAGCAATTCATTACATCCCAAATCGGAAAAAAGAAACTTGATGATGTAATGAATGCGCTTGAGGAATTGGAGAATGAGTATGAGCTAGTACCCTGTCAAATTGAGGATATAGCTAAACATTATCGATTGGTAAAACTACTTCCATTTCCTTAACTGACAATTCAAAAATAGGTTTTTGATATTCAACTGCATATTTTCTGAAATTATAGTTGACTTCCCCAACAGTGTTGGCGGCAACATATATTTGCTCAATCAGATCGTTTGCTACTTCCGTTTGACAGAACGGACAAGTAATATGAGATGACTTTACATTCAGGTTTAACGGAAAATTATTTTCACATTGTATGCATTTTAAACTAGCAATTGTTGTTTTCATAATATCACCTCCAATCAAACTAATTATAGCAGATTGGAGAGTAACCAAAAATAGGAGGCTAGAAAATGAGTAATGAAGAGTTAACTTTGTCAATCAAAACTAGTCAAAGAGAAGATGGGTCTGCATATAATGCCATTCAACTTGGTGACTGGAAAGTAGGACGATTTGTAACGGGTGTTCATTTAGAAATACTGGGTGGTGAACGACCAAAGTTAATTATTGAATGCTATCCAGAAAGAATAGATGTGGATGGTTTAGAAGTAGAGGCTTTTTTAAAACAAATAGAGGAGGAAGAAAAATGAATAACATCAAACAAGCAATCATTAAACTAGAAACAATTTTAGAAAATGGTAATGCAACAGAGAACGGCTCGTTCGTTAAAAACAGCGTTATAAAAAATATTTTAAATTTACTTGAAAAAGATCAAGAGCTAAAAATTATCGAAATGAAAGTAGAGCTGAATGGAGTAGAGGATTCCATAGAAAACGCCACTTTGTTAGAAAAGAGATTAAGTGAAGCCAAATCTTTGGTGGAAGACTTGGCTAGCACTATAAACTCATTAGAAATTAAGGTGAATTCTAAGGAAGAAATAAGAGAGGCAGAAAAGAGTATAAAATTAAGACATTTTGCTACTCCAAGTACTGATTTTTAATATCTTCAATTGTTTCATGAGTTTCTTTTAGATATTCATCTAAATCTGCTACTTCAGTTTTAATCTTAATACCTTCTTCATATGACGTTAAATATCCAGCAAAGATATCTGTTTCGTCTTCGTTTATAAGTTCTTTCTTTTTTAGTAAGTCAATCAAGGAATTAAATCTTTTCTCTAAATCGACTAAAACTTTAGAAGTATTGTAATACTCTACTTCGTTTCTTGTTACGGATGAATAAGTATAGGTGTTTTCATCAATTACAAAAGGTTTAGTTGTTAAGAATAATTGAATTTTTCCTTTGGAATCAAATACAAATCTGCCAAATCTACCATAGTATTTTTTATTATCAAACATAAAATCGAAAGATTCTTCATCGGTTAAATGAGATTTATATAATTCGATAAATGAGTTTAGTTCTGAATTGTTTAATGTAGATTCCACACATATTAAGTCATTCAGAATATGATAATTTGATGCATTTAAAGAAAAATCAAATTCATTAATTATTAATTTAGTCATTTTACCCACCTCCCTTCACAAAAACTATAGCACTGTGAAAGGGCGAACAGAAAGGAGAACAAAATGTCAAATTTACAAGTAATTGCAAATGATATGTTGCCAGTTTTAGAAAATGAAAAAGGCGAGAAATTCGTAAATGCACGCGAACTACATCAAAGCTTGCAAGTTGGTAAAAAATTTACTACTTGGATTACCGATAAGTTTAGTAATTACGGATTTTCAAAGGATGAAGACTATTTCCCAATTTTGGGAGAAAGTACATTTGGCAGACCTAGAACAGAATACTTACTAACTTTAGATACTGCTAAAGAATTAGCAATGGTGCAAAACAACGAAATGGGTCGAGCAATTAGAAAATACTTCATTGAAGTAGAAAAACAAGCGAGGAAATTAGCAACTGAATATCCAACGTTTTCATACATGATAGAAGATCCAGTCGCTAGAGCTAAAAAATGGATTGAGGAACAACAAGAGAAGCAAGAGGCGTTAAAGCAAATCGAGGAACAAAAACCGAAAGTGATTTTTGCAGATGCTGTACAAACGAGCGAGAATACAGTTTTAGTAAAAGACTTAGCGACAATCCTTAAACAAAATGGCTTAGATATTGGGCAAAACAGGCTTTTTGAATGGCTAAGAGGAAGCGGATATTTGCTAAATAAAGGGACTTATTATAACAAGCCATCGCAAAAGGCAATGAACTTGGGATTATTCGAGCAAAAAACGCATATTCATACAGATAGGAATGGATTAATGGTGACAACATACACGCCGAGAGTGACCGGCAAAGGGCAAGTTTACCTATTAAACAAATTACTTGAAGAACATGGTTTAGTTTTAAGCTAAGCACCGCCTACCACAACGGTGCTTACAGACAACTTATAGTCACTGGGGAGCGACTAACAACAGTATATAACAATAATTAGTTAATTAGTCGCAAAAAAATATACAAAAGAGGGATTGAGATATTGTGTTTCAAAAATCAGTAACAGCAAGTCATGCGATGCAAGTTTTAGCAGAAACTCGCACACAAAAAGAGCTAGCAATAGACAGTTATGTAACGCCAGCACTGATAAGCAATCAAACGAAAGGGAAACGAACGGTTTCGCTTGAACAAGCGGAACAGTTAATTGATAGCTACAACGAACCAGAAAGCACTTTTATGTTTGCGCATGAATTTAGTAATGGAATGATACCACCGCTTTTCGACGGCTTAGACAGCCACCACGCTTCTTTAACTAACCGCTTTGAATTAGAAGTGGCGGAAGCGATAAACACGCTAAAAAACGGCTTAGAGACGATGACATTCAATTTAAGAAAAGGTGACATGCTACAACGAGAAGCCGCGAAACAAGCTATTTCAGAAATAACGGATGTTATTGCATCTGCTCTAACACTGAACGCAAGTATTGCAAGAACTTTCAACATAGACTTACAACAAGTTTTGAACAAACGTGATCAATATTATCAAAAATCTGGATTAGTAAGGAGTTGTGAAAAATGAACAAAGTACTTGTATCAGCTAACTACGAGGGTTATGAATCAAAAAATATTAATTTCGCGGAATTAAATAATATCGTTAAAGGCCGATTTGAAAATATGGACCAAAAAGAACGAAAAAAAAGAGCAGATAAATTTAATCAAAAATTTGAAGTCACTAAAGAGCTTGTAAATGGACATTTACGCGAAATTATTATACCGAGGCGCACACTATGAAAGGTCAAATGTTATTCAGCATCTTAGTCATAATAGCGGCGGCATTAGCGTTAATAAACTTATGTAATTTGATTTTAATTCTAATTTTAATTTAGGAGGCTACAACAATGGCAGAAAGAGTTTTCAGAAAGACAACAAACTTCGGAGATAGCGAAATTCATACAAATAGTAAAACAAAAATGATTGCTAATCCGGCATTTCAGCAGAAAATCCCGTTAAACGAAACAGGTTGCGAAAAAATGACAGACTATATCGAAGAGCTGAAGCTTAAAGGCTATGAGGAGGTCACGCGCTGATGGATTTATTTATTATATTGTTTTTCGTGTCGCTAATGTCAATGATAACAGGCTACTGGCTGAGAGGAAGTGATAAACGTGGTTGAAAATCCGATGGTTGTTGATGCTTGTTGGTCCAGTTTTGAAAGGATAAGCCAAATTTGGCATAACGAATATTTAGAGGAATTAGAGCGTACTAATGAAGAAGAGGCGGAAAACGAAGAATAAAAAAGACCCACATAGCAGTGTGAGTCCGGGATTTGAGATATTACCTTAATGAAATTATACCTTAAATCCAAAATTTAATCAATGGAGGGATAACATGGATAATTTTAAAACGATCCATTACGGCTTTAAAGTCGTGATACATGATTATGAAGATGAATTAACACCGCTTTATAACTTACTAAAGAAGCAATCAACTAACTTAGAAGGATCTAAACTATTTGATGAATTAATTGATATACATGAAAAGCTAGCTAAAAAAATCGAGCAGAGAGAAGGAATAAAGGCATGAAATTATACGAATTGACTCAAGCATATAACCAAGTTTTAGAAATGGCAGAGGACTTGGACACAGAAACACTACAAGATACGTTAGACAGCATTAGAGAACCAATAAAAGAAAAGGCTGAAAACATTATAAAGATGGTAAAAAGCATGGATGCAGAGGCTGACGGATTGGCTAAGGAAGCAGAGAGATTAACGAAGCGAAAAAAAGCGCTAGAAGCAAAAGCAAAAAATATGAAAGAGTATTTAGAAAGCGAAATGTTAAAAGTGGATATCCGTAAAATTAAAAGCCCCTTATTTACAATCAGCATTCAAAAGAACCCTCCTAGCTTGCGTTTAGAGGACGAAGAAAAGTTATTCATGTTTTTAGTCGAACAACCCAAAAAATTGGATAAAAAAGCTATTACAAGCGCTCTGAAAGAGGGCAGAGAAGTACCAGGGGCTGAGTTAGTACAAACTGAATCATTGAGAGTGAGGTAGGAATATGAAAACAAGCGAGTCAATTATTGAGATAAGTAAAGCATTATCTAAATTTCAAGAGCAAGCCGAACAACCAGCTAAATCAGCGGATAATCCATTTTTTAAAAGCAAATATGTACCTTTAGAGAGCGTAATTAGCGCAGTAAAAAAACACGCTCCCAAATTAGGATTATCTTATATCCAAATTCCGTTAACGGAAGAAAATAAAGTGGGTGTAAAAACGATTTTAATGCACGCTAGTGGTGAATTTGTTGAGTTCGACCCGTTTATGTTGCCTCTTGATAAAAACACAGCACAAGGAGCCGGAAGCGCTCTGACATACGCACGCAGATACACACTATCCGCCGCTTTTGGGATTGCAAGTGATGAAGATGACGACGGTAACAGCGCAAGTGGAAATACAAAGCCAAGTAATAAAAATCAAGCTAAACAGCAAACGCAAAACAATCATTTAGCGTCAGATGCACAGAGAAAGGCTATATTTGCAAAGGCTAAAGTTGTCGGGGAACCATTCGGACATGATGCTAAATTTGTTTTAGAGAGCTATAAAGTGACTGATACTAAATCAATGAGTAAAAGTGAAGCTTCGGCACTAATCAAGAGATTAGAAACAGAGATAGAAGCGCAAAAACAAGTTGAGTAGGAGGCAATAAGCTATGTCACTTGGGTGGATTAAACTGCATAGGGATTTAAAAGAAAAGCCAATTTGGAAAAGCTCTACACCTGAGCAAAAAACCATCCTTGTGACTTTGTTAATGATGGCAAATCACAAGGAAAATGAGTGGGAATGGAGAGGGAAACCTTTCAAAGCAAAACCGGGTGAATTCGTCACAAGTATCAAATCAATTACAGAAGAATGCGGAAAAGGTATCTCATCGCAAAATGTCAGAACAGCGTTAAAAAGATTTGAAAATTACGGATTTCTAACAAAGGAATCAACGAAGGTTAGCACCCTTATAAACGTAGTTAATTGGGGAGTTTATCAAGAGTTAGAAAACAAAACTAACACAGTTACTAACAAACAGCTAACAAACGACTCACAAACAGCTAACAAACAGCTAACAACTAACAAGAATGTAAGAACTAAAGAATGTAATAAAGATAACAACAACATTAACAACAGCGATTTAAATTTTAAGGATTTTTGGGAACAAAATGGATTCGGAATGATGCTACCGATCGAGCAAGAAAAACTACTTGCATGGGTAGATGATTTTTCTGGTAATCAAGAAATAGTTTTTAAGGCATTGGAAGTTACTTCCGAACAAGGAGCTAACAAACGTAATTATGCATACGTTAATAAAATTCTTAGAAACTGGGAAGAAAGAGGATTTAAAACGGTTGCTGATGTGAATGCAGCGGAAGAGGAAAGGCGAAAACAAAATGAACAGAAGTATAATAAGCCCACTTACGGCAAATACAACAAGAATCAGAAACAAGAAGTATTGCCTGACTGGCTTGATAAAACAGAGAAGCAGCCAGAGAATAAAAAAACAGAATCAGAATCAAGCGGAGATTTAGAAAAGAAAGTAGCGGAAATTAAAGCGAAGTTAGCAGAGAGGGACGAGGTGCAGACGTGAAAATATTAGACGCATGTTGCGGTAGTCGGATGTTTTGGTTCGATCGCACAAATAAAAACGTCACTTTTATGGATAATCGAGAATTAGAAACAGAATTATGCGACGGGAGAAAACTGGTTGTAAAACCAGACGTAGTAGCAGACTTTAGGAGTATGCCATTCGATACCAATACATTTCACTTAGTCGTTTTTGATCCGCCACATTTAGTGAAAGTTGGCGATAAATCGTGGTTGGCCAAGAAGTACGGAAAACTAGACTCTGCTACTTGGCAAGAAGATATTGCAAAAGGATTTAGCGAATGTATGCGAGTTTTAAAGCCAAACGGAACATTAATTTTCAAATGGAATGAAGAGCAAATAAAACTAAGCGAAATTTTAAAAGTAATTGATCACGAGCCGCTTCTTGGCAATAAGAGAGCGAAAACGCATTGGTTGGTATTTATGAAGGAGTGAGAGCATGACAGAATACGCCCTCTACAAAGGCGACGATCTGTTAAAAATCGGTACGTTAGACGAATTAGCAGAGTTTAGAAAAGTAAAGCGTGAAACTATATTTTTCTACGCTACGCCGACTTATCGAAAAAGGACGACAGAGAAGGGGCTAAGAGTTATTAAACTAGATTAGGAGGAAGCATGATGACAATGAAAGTATACATTGTTTTTAGAGGTGTGAACATAGTGGAAGGAGTATTTAGTACAACTGAACTGGCTGAATCCTACATTCTAAATGAAAAAGCAAATGGGAGTGAGTCAATTTACACTATTGTTGAAGAAACGTTAAAAGGAGAAGATTATACCCTTTGCGGCATTGCTATTAAGGATTTTGATTTTTCAAAATTACATCTTGCAATTAAAGATGAAAGCAAACTTAAGTATCATAATTTATTTCTGTTTGAAATATTAGAGGAGGAAAACAATGGAAATTAATTTAGTAGAAGAACAATTTAATAACTTGGACGGAGCAACTTTGAGAATCATGTATGACGAAAATCAAAATTTGAACTTGTTGGAGTTAGAACCAGAAAAATCTGGTGATCCAGTAAGTGTTTGGGTTGATGAAGAGTTGAAAAACAGAATGTTAGAAGCTTTAACTATTATAAAATTAAATGATTTAGATACAAAGCTCTACGAAACATTAAAAGGAGTCCTACGAAAATATGACTATAATCTCATTGAGACTTTAGCGGCTGCTAAAGATAATATAGATTTCATGATTATCTGGATGTATTCTGAAAATAAATCTTTGATTGTTCAAAAATTAGTTAACTGGGCAGTTGAGCAGGAGGAAAACAATGAAATTTAAAAAAGGCGATAAAGTTCAATTCATCAGAGAAGGTTCAATGGTAGAAGGTGTTGTTAAAGAAGTTAAAGACTGTAGTCCAGACATGTGGTACCTAATTGACGAAGGGTGTAAAGACAGCTGGATTTTTGAAGGACATTTAATTCCGTTAACGCCTTTGCCTGTTATTCCGCAATTTGTAGCTGATGCAATCGACACCTTCAAAGATGAGGGAGACAGTCTCGCTGTAGCAATTGACTACGAGGTATACACAAATGAGTTGGTTAAGGAACTGTCCCTAGATAGAAAAATGCGTGGGTGGCTATGGGAAGCATCTAATCAAGAGTTTTTCGCCCGTGCATGGCTCGATGGCTATGAAGTCGAGAAAGAACCGCTTTATTATGTAAGATTGCCTTTAACATACTGGGATGAAGACAAGGCGGAATTAGAGGATGTTTATAGGCATTTGACATGGAATATAACTTCAGACGAAACGGATTTTAGCGGTAGAACAGATTGGCGAAAAGCGGACGGATGGCGTACTCGATTAACAGAAAAGCAAATAAAAGATATTGACGAAGCATATTGGGGCTTCAAAGTGCCTGTGGAAGAAGGTGAGGAAGAAGAATGAAAATTGTATTAAATAAATGTTACGGGGGATTTGGGCTATCCCTTGTAGCAGAGTTTCGTCTGTGTCAACTAAAAGGAGTAAACTCCCATGATTATGATTTTGATGTTTATAGTAAGGAGGATAGAGCCGACCCAGATTTGATTGCTACGATTGAAGAGTTGGGAAAAGCGGCTAACGGTAATTATTCTAACCTAAAAATAGTAGAAATACCTGACGGAAGCGACTTTATTATTAACGATTATGACGGGAAAGAATTAGTTATTTATGGAACTGAACTAGGGGAGGTATGAAAAAATGTAATTTATGTGGAGAGGTGTTCAAGGAATTTGACGAGGTTGTACTTGTCAACGAACGCGACTATTTTCATGAAGCATGTGTGGCTTTAGCACCTATAAAATACGCTGTTTTTGAAAATTCAGGAGATGCCAATTATGACGACTTTATAGGCACATGTGAGCCCTCGGAAATCGAGTGTGCATTGTTGCTGTTTGATGAGGGCGACTATCTAAAAGAAGGTGAGGAAGAAGAATGAAAACACAAGATATAGAATTTTTAAACGAATTACAAGAAGAACTGAAAACACAACCGAACGACGGTAACGCTGCACCTGTTTTTTGGGTGATTAGGCAGTACGAAGATCAGATTACTGATTCGGATTTTGGCGAGAAGACACTATATGCTCATAGCGATGGCGATTGTTCGGAATTTAAGACGTTAGAAGATTTACGCCTCTTTTTAGACGAGGAACTCGATTCAATAGAGGAACTCGATTCAATAGAGCATTGCGAAACGCTAGACGAAGCTTTTGACATTATTTTGGCTGATTATAACGACAGTGGTTACTTTTACAGATATGAAGCGATATCGGTAGGAGTTATACAGCCAGATACGTTATTTATTACTAAAAAAGAAGCACAGCAACACATTGAAAATAATCGACGCCATTACAATTCCACGGTTCATACTTATGCAATGACAGCGTGGAGATCGCGAGTGGTAGAAAATTTATGGGATATTCTCAGAACGGCAGACTTTAATAGTTTGAAGGAGGAACAAACATGAAAAAAATAAAAAACCTTCTGTCAAAAATGAACAGAAAGGTAAATCCAGATGATTATTTTAAATCGAATGAAGGAATAAAAGTCATACAAAACAATGTAGAAATTGAAAAAATAACAGCCAGCTACAAAGCAAATAACGACGAACCTATCCCTGTCGAATTTATCCACAAGCGTTTAGCTCATTCGCTAGCTGATCAACTAAAACATTTTCATGTGCATGAAAAATTCGAGGCTGAATATATAGAATATCGCGCAGAAATTAAAGTTATTAAAGGGGATGCAGAGTAAGTGAATTTATTTGAAGAAGAACTAGCAGAAGCAAAGGAAATGGTAGCAGAACGCTCTACAGAGGAACTATTTGACAATTTAAAAGAAATGAATCGTGACGTGCAGGAATATACCTGCGGAATACAAGTGATTCTTGATGAGCTTAGTAGCAGAGAAAAATAAAATAAGGAGGAAAAGTAAATGATGAATCGTGTCGTGCTCGTAGGACGCTTAACTAAAGACCCTGATTTACGTTATACCCCAGCTGGTGTGGCTGTTGCGACTTTTACACTTGCTGTAAATCGTACTTTCAAAAACGGGCAAGGAGAGCAAGAAGCTGATTTTATTCAATGTGTTGTTTGGCGTAAACCAGCAGAAAACGTTGCTAATTTCCTGAAGAAGGGAAGCATGGCAGGCGTTGATGGTCGCGTTCAAACTCGTAATTATGAGGGGAACGACGGTAAGCGCGTTTATGTGACGGAAATAGTGGCCGAGAGTGTTCAATTTTTGGAACCTAAGCAGAACGCTGTAGAAGGCTCTACACCGAATAATAATCAAAACGAAGCTAATTATTCAAATAACAATAAAAACGGCTCATATCGAGCTGATTCGAGCCAGAAGAAGGATTCGTTTGCTGGCGAGGGTAAGCCGATTGATATTTCAGATGATGATTTGCCATTTTAAAAAAAGGTGGTTATAGAATGACAGATAATGACCCTAATATTTTCAAAAATACAATATGTGATGTGTGCAAGAAAAAGGTTTCGACAAGGTTATGTGATTTTGTAACAGACTATGAAGGAGTTGCTTTTTTTAGAAACTCTCATGATTTCAGGTCACAAAAGATTCATGATACTTGTGATTTGCCAATGTGCGATAAATGCGCAACTAAGTACAACGGTATATATGATTTTTGCCCATATCACAAAAAAATATTAAGCAAAATAAAGATACCGGGTAGATTATGAGGAAATGGAGTGAATAAAATGCCAGCGATAAAAGCAATTAAAAAGTTGCGAAATAGATCAATGAGCATCAGATACATGGCTAACGCAATAGCAGAGGTAACTAGCTACAAAATTAATGAAATCGAACAAATGGGGGACGAAGAAATTGAGGCAAAGTATACCGCGTTCGTCATTAACGAGGCGAACGAATACGCGAAGTAAATACAATGCGAAGAAAGTAGTTATTGACAATATAAAGTTCGATAGCAAAGCAGAAGCAGCGTATTATCAGCAATTGAAACTATTAAAATTGACTGGTGAAGTAACCAGTTTCGATTTACAACCAGAATTCACATTACAAGACTCGTTTAGAAAAAACGGAAAACTGTATCGAGCGATTAAATATAAAGCTGATTTTCTCGTTCGATACAGTGATGGACATGAGGAATTAATCGACATCAAAGGCATGTTAACAAAAGAGTTTCGAATCAAGCAAAAACTTTTCGAAATGCGGTATATGCAATCAATTAAATGTTTGAAACTGAAAGGAAGGCAGTTTGTGGAGGTGTGATAAATGGCGGTAATGGAGATAACAAAGAGTAAAGCGAGGCAGCGGGAAATTATTAGTTATATAGCAAATAACGATGTAGAACTAGAGGAATTACTAAAGTTGCAAAAAGAACTCAATCAACTAATGAACGAGAATACAATAGAAAAGCAAAAAACTTACTGGACCAAAACGTTCGATCGCATCGTGAAAAAGAAAAAATGGGCGGAAATTACAATTCGTGAATTCGCTGATTTACGTAATGCAGGACTAACGTGTTACGCAATTGCAGAGCATTTCAAAGTGTCGAAGGCTGTAGTTTTCAATTACACACAAAGAAACAAAAAAGAATACTATCAAATTTTTGACATGAACGAATATCAAAAAAACAAGGAGATATGGAATGATTGATAAAGTAGCGAAAATAATAGGAGCTTTCACTATTTACGCCTTATGGGTTCTAGTACTGATTTTTGTACTAGGATTAGCAGTTAAAGGGATATTTTGGGCTTGGAGTAATATGTTTTAAATAATTACAAGGGGGCGACTTTATGGAAAAAGAAGATGGTGTTTATACTCGTATAAACGGTGAAGAAAAGTTAATCACAAAACCACCAGAAAACGGCTTCGGAAAAACTACCATAACATGGAGCCACGGCAAACCTACCACTGCCGAAAATGTACAAACAATAAAATTGAATAAATAAGTCTGGTCGAAAAAATCGAAGGACGTCACGAACAGTTTAAATCTGTTGTGACGTCCTTTTTTTATTAATCATTGGGGAGAGTGACGAGAATGCAAGAATTAATTAATGAGTACAGAGGAGCTTTACAAGAAATTAATCTAGTAAAAGCTAATCTGCAAAAAAAAATTGATGCTGAAAAACGCCCTCCATTACAAGCGGGACAAAAAAGAACTTTTCAAGATGTGTCAGAAAAAACCACGATGTCAAAATTAAAGAGTATTATTGACAGTTTGCAGTTCTCAATAGACTGGATGGAATTAGGACATGAACCAGCGCCACGGAGAGCAATCCACCGACGTTCTGGCTTACAAAGAGAGGTAAATGTTACTGATGTAGAAACGATGCGTCAGTGGTTCGTATATGAGCATGGGAACGCGTATGAGTTTGAAGATAATGAGCCGAAGATTTCAGAATGGGATAAAATCCGGATGGAAGATGCTATGAGTACGATGTCAGCACAAGAGAAAAAAGTATTTTTGTTAAAATATGAAAAAAATTTATCTTTATCTCAAATTAGCGATGAACTAGAGATAAGCATTCGTTCTGTGCGTTCATACTTATCTCGAGGAGAAGAAAAAATACAACAACAAATCGATGGAAGTTTGTTCTGCATGGCAATTTAGTAATTTTTGCCGCACACCTGCCACCTATAAATGAGAAGTGAAGATGATTACAAAAATAAATCATATATTGAGTCTGCGCTCCACTTCTCATTTATAAAAAATACTCGTGGCGGAACAGGTAGACGAAACACAGGATAGAACTAATGTGGCTAAGAAACGTATGTCTTAACTTAAAACTCCTGTAAAACAAATTAATTAGTTCATGCAAGGTGCAAATCCTTGCCGAGTATATAATAAAAAACGAAGAAGGAGTTAATTACATGCGAGACATTATAAAAGCTGGAATAACAGAGGTAAGAGGAAAAGAGCCAGAATTTAAAATAAATATTGCTGGTTCAGAACAAGAACAAAGTTTTGCATTAGCCCAGATTCATTACATGAAAATAGAGCGGTTAGCTATGCTAAATGGTAAGACTTTTGAACAAGCTAAGAGTGATTATTTAGAAGCTCTAAGCATCATTGTAGGAGCAATTAAAGATAATAATTAATTAGCAAAACAAACACAGAATGTGAGGTGGTGGAAGTGAGTGGCTAGAGCAAGAAATCCAAATAGAGACATAGCAAAGAAAATGTGGCTTGATTCAGATAAGACAATGCCGCTTGTGGAAATTGCCAGTAAGTTAAATTGTAAACCATCACAGATTAGGAAATGGAAATCGGAAGATAACTGGAGTGATAATGGCAATAGTAACGTTACGAATCAAAAGGAGCGTTACTATTCAATGAAAGGGAACGGGAATGCTAAGAACAATAAAGGTGGCGCCGCTCCTAAAGGGAATCAAAACGCACGTATACACGGACTGTATTCTAAATATCTTCCGGATGATACGATAGATATTATTAGTATGATGAATCAACAAGAACCAGCTGATTTAATTTGGGGGCAGATACAAATACAATACGCTGCTATTATTCGAGCACAGAAAATTATGTGGGTGGAAAACGCTGAGGATGAAACGAGAGTCCAGACACAAGCGGGGTTCGGAGATAGTGGTTCTGATAAATACGAGTATCAATTCGCTTGGGATAAACAGGCGAATTTTTTAAATGCACAAAGTCGTGCGATGTCTACACTAAGTGGGTTGATTAAGCAATTTATTGCGATTGCTGATGAGCAAGATGAACGCAAAGCTAAGCTTAATCAAATTATTGCATCGACAGAGAATATACAGGCCCGCACAGCTCTTATAAAAGGCGCCGAAAAAGATACATCACTATTAAATGCATTGATTGATGTTGCGAATGGTGGTGATGGCAGTGGTTCAATTAGCATTCAGTCCAAAACAACAACAGACGATACGACAACAAACTAAAAACATAACGTTAGAAGTTAATGAGGGGACTCCACGTTCTGGGAAAACCACAGCTGATATTTTTAAAATGGCAAATTTCTACATTAAATCTAGGGATATGAACCATTTAGTTACAGCATATAACCAAGAACAGGCCTTTCGATTATTTATGGATGGTGATGGTTTAGGTTTAATTCATATATACGGAAACCTCGCAGAAATGAAGCACGATGAACATGGTGACCACTTACTTTTACATGCTCCAAATGGTAAGAAAAAGATTTACTACAAAGGTGGGGGCAAGGTAAACAGTGTGGGCGCTATCACAGGTATGTCGCTTGGCTCTGTAACATTTTTGGAAATCAACTTATTACACATGGATTTTGTAAAAGAGTGTTTCCGGAGAACTTATGCAGCAAAAGATAGATTCCATTTAGCAGAATTAAATCCTCCCGCTCCAAGCCATCCAGTATTAACAGAAGTATTTGATCGTTACGAAAAAACAGGACGTTACAAGTGGCGTCATTGGACACCATTTGACAATCCTATACTTGACGAAGAGAGAAGAAACGAACTATATAACGAATTAAAGTTCTCTTCTTACCTTTTGCAACGTGACTGGTATGGCAAACGAGTTTTACCAAAAGGTATTATTTATGAAACATTTGATATGCAGAAAAACCAAATATCCAAATTAGAAGGTCGTCCAATTGAGATGGTCTTTTTTGGTGATGGAGGACAACAAGATGCTACTGTTTGTGAGTGCTATGTAATTACAGAGCATGAGGCAGACAAACATTATAAATACAAATTGAATCAAGTTGCATCCTATTATCATAGCGGTAGGGATACAGGAGAAGTAAAAGCTGGTTCAACTTATGCCGTTGAGATAAAACAATTTATTCAATGGTGTATGAAAGAGTATGAAGTACTAGTAAATGAGCCTGTTTTTATTGATCCTGCCTGTCGCTGGCTACGTGAAGAACTGGAAAAGGTTGGTGTTGATACAGCAGGAGCAGACAACAATGCTAATGATGTGACAGGTAAAGCGCAAGGTATAGAGGTTGGAATTGAGCGGATGCAGTCGCTATTAAGCGAAAGGCGTTATTTGCTTGTTGAACAACCTAACGATCAATATGACCATTACAGTTGGCTACAAGAAATTGGTATGTATGTACGCGACGAAAACAGCGGGAAACCAGTTGACAAGAATAATCACGCGATGGATACAAGTAGATACGCTACAAACTACTTTTATAGGAATTATGAAGATATATAGAAAGGAGTGATTAAATGGGTGTTTGGAGTGTAATGACACGTTTTATTAAAGGTTGGCTAAATGGAAAACCTAATGGCAGCGAACCGGAGTTAATACCAAAATATCTGCCGCTCGTTCCAGATAATCAAAAAGAATGGAGCAAAGACTCCTATTTAACTTCGTTGTGGGCTCAAGGATATGTGCCAACCGTACACGATAAGTTAATGAACTCTGGAACAGGCAATGAGATAGTTGTTGTTGCGGCTGAGTATATATCTGGAAAGCCTTTAAGTATTGATGTAACAGGGGTTGATGGCAGTAAGGATGAAAACTTAACAAAGCAACTGAAAGAAGCATTACGGATTGATAATTTTGATAGTAAGAGCGTGAAAATTGTTGAATTAGCAGGAGGGAGCGGAGTATCCGCTGTAAAGATTAACATTTTAAATGGGCGACCATCTATTAGCGTTCATAGCTCTAGCCAATTTTGGATAGATTTTAAAAACAATGAGCCATTTCGTTTTAATTTCTTTGAGGAAATACCCACAAGTAATAAAGCAGATATTTATTATTTAGTTGAAAGCAGAGAAATAAAAAAATGGGACAAGGAAGGGAAAAAATTATCTGGAGGTTTTGTAACATATTCTGTTATTAAAATTGATGGCGATAAAACTACTCCTATGGGTGCGGAGAGACTACCAGAACAGATTACAAGCTATTTGTACACAAATAATATTCAATTGAATCATTCTGTATCAATTGGTTTAAAGAGTATGGGCGCGTATTTAATAAATAATAGCCCAAGCAATACTAGATACCCACATCTTAATCTTGGGGAATCTGACTTATCGCAATGTACCAATTATTTATTTGCCGTAGATTACTTTTTCACTGTTTATATGCGCGAAGGAGAGAAAACAAAAACAAAAATAGCGGCTAGCGAACGAATGTTTAGGAAAAAAGTTAATAAGAGCACAGATAAAGAAGAATGGTCCATGAATGTAGATGAAGACTACTTTATGCAGTTCAAAGGAACGTTAGATGCTGGCGCGAAGTTAAATGACATGATTCAATTCATGCAAGGAGACTTCCGAGACGGTAGTTATCGCGAAACGATGGAATATTTTGCTCAGAAAGCTGTTTCGAAATCTGGTTATAATCCCGCTACTTTTAATCTAGGTAATAGAGAAGTTAAGGCGACCGAAATTTGGAGTTTACAAGACGCGACAGTGCGTAAAATTGAGAAGAAAAAACGCCTTATTCAAAATGTTTACGAACAGATGCTTTGGGACTTCCTATATTTGTTAACTGGCGGAACAAACAATAAAGAAAAAGCAATAATGCGTGATGAAATCAGGGTAATAATTGAGTTTCCAGATCCAATGTCTGTTAATCTGAATGAATTATCTAGCACATTAAATAATATGAACAGTGCATTAGCTATGAGTGTAGAAGAAAAGGTGAAACTAATTCACCCTAAGTGGGAAGATGAAGAAATTCAAGCGGAAGTAAAACGCATCTATTTAGAAAACGCAATCGGAGAGGTTCCTGACCCGGAAGCAATTGGGGGAATGGAAACGAAAGGCGGGTGATTAGATGAGCCATCACCATGCACCGGTTGATTTCGAAAAAGAAGCATCTATCTTACGAAACCACTTTAACAATGCCGAAATAGACTTACTTTTGCTGATAAAGAAGCATGTTATGTATGGCGCTAAGAATCCAACAAAATGGAAATTCATTCAGCAGTCGCGTTTGATAAGGTTTAAAAGAGAATTGAAAGCACATATAAGTCTTTTCAAAGACGAAACGAGAAATAAAATAGATAAACTAACGTATCGTGTTTATCTTGATTGCGTGAATGAATACGAGGACGAAATGGAAGCCAGATATCAAACTAAGAAAGAGGTTGATATACAAAATGACGACTATTTATCTGAAAGTGATGCACTTATCCAAATTTCGGAAGATATGGCTAATTATTGGCAAAAAATCGCGCCCTCCAAATACAAACAAGTGGTTAAGGAAACAAAAGATAGCAATGGAGTTTTAAAATATGCTATCGCAACATCACTTATTAATGTTTTAGGTGATGGGATAAGAAATGTTATAGATCAGTCTGGAAGAAAGTACCGACCAGGAGCTTACATGGAAATGGCTTCAAGAGGTGCTTTTTTTAATGTTGGTTTAAATGCCATGAAACGCGTTCTTGGAAGATATGAGCACGAATTAGTTCAAGTGTCAGCTCACGTGAGAAGTTGTCCGCGTTGTGCTCCTTGGCAAGGAGAAGTGCTATCAGTTAACTACGAAAGCAATGAATATAAAACATTACAAGAAGCGGAAAACGATGGCTTGTTTCATCCAAATTGCCACCATTTTTTATATTCGTATTTCGAAGGTGACGAAACAGACGAGCCTATCCCATATGATGAAGAAGAATATGAGGCTCAAAGTAAGCAACGGTACTACGAGCGCGGCATTCGTGATTGGAAAACAAAAGATATACTTGCAGAAGGTCCCTCTAAACAATATACAGCTAGTAAAGTAAGGCAATGGGAAGAAGCTTTGCAAGACCATTTGAATAACAATCGATTCTTAGAGAGAGAATTGGATAGAGAAATTATAAAAGCGTCTAAATGAACGCTTTTTTTGTTTGGCTTGATATAAAAATCTTGCCTACCTGCCGGCAACTAATAGACAGGGATGGCTCACTCAGAGCTTAAAAAGGAGGAAATATGAAGAATTATTTACAGCGTAAGTTTGACATTCAACATTTTGCTGAAGGTGGGGACGATAAGAATTTTAACCAAGCAGAACTGGATGAAATTGTAAAGAATCGCTTAGCGGCTGAAAAAAAGAAATTTAATGGAGAGATTGAAACAATCAAAAGCGCGCATGAGGAAGAAATCACGAAGTTAAACGACCAAATTAATCAGCTTAACGATCAAGTGGGCGAACATGATTCATCTGAAAAGGCATTGAAAAAACTTCAAAAAGAGAAAGACGAGGCACTATCAAAGCTGGATGAATATGTTCAGAAAGAACAAACGGCAGAGTGGCACAGTAAGTTAAAAGAAAGCGGCGTAAAAGAAGAACGTTACGAAGCGTTTACGAAGCTTTTTGGGGATGAAGAGCGAAATGACGACAACTTAGCGAAATTCGCAGAGCAATATCCGGAATGGATTGCAAAATCTGATGATGGTGACACGCCTCCACCAATCGGAGCAGGACTAGGCAATGCAAGTGAGCCAAGTGCTACAGACCCATTCATTCAAGCATTAAATTCATAATTAGAAAAGGAGAGATAGCAAAATGGCTATTAACTATGTAGACAAGTACGGTAAGGAGCTCGACCAGAAGTTAGTCTTTGGCACTTACACAAATGAATTAGAAACACCTAACCTTTTATGGTTAGATGCAAAAACGTTTAAGATTCAAACTATCACAACAACAGGACTTAAAGCACATACAAGAAATAAAGGATATAACGAAGGTTCTGCTTCAAACACAAATAAATCTTATACGATTGATTTTGATCGTGATGTAGAATTCTTTGTAGATGTTATGGATGTGGACGAAACAGGTCAAGCGCTTTCTGCTGCGAATGTTACTAAAGAGTTTAATTCTCGGCATGCTGGACCAGAAATGGACGCTTATAGATTTTCTAAGTTAGCAACAGCAGCGAAAACAAATAGTAATTCGGTTGCGGAAGAAATCACTAAAGATAATGTGTTCACAAAATTAAAAGCGGCAATTCGAAAAGTGAAGAAATACGGAACTCAGAATCTTGTTATGTATGTTTCGCCAGATGTTATGGCAGCATTAGAACTTAGTGATGATTTTGTTCGAGCTATTAATGTGCAAAACATTGGTCCTTCATCCATCGAAACGCGTATTACGGCTATTGATGGTACACGTATTGTTGAGGTAGAAGCGGAAGATCGTTTCTATGATACTTTTGATTTTACAGATGGTTACAAACCAGCTGCAGGTGCTAAGAAACTGAATTTCTTGCTTGTAAATAAAGGTTCTATTGTCGGCGGCGCAAAACATGCTTCTATCTATTTGCACGCACCTGGCTCTGTAGGGCAAGGTGATGGCTGGTTGTATCAATATCGTGTATACCACGACATTTTTGTGTTGGACCAACAAAAAGATGGCGTAATCGCTTCTACAGAAGTCTAAGGAGGTTGGGGAAATGCAATTTAAAAAAGAAAATGTCGTTTACAATACAGACAATGTTGTATTAATCAATCAATTGAAAATTGATGGTTTTGAAGAGTTCGAGTATAAAGAACCAGATAAAGAATCAGAAAAATCGCCACCCAAGAGTAAAAAGGAGCCCAAAAATAAAGAGGGTGAGTAAATGAAAACGTATATTACACCAAGTGAGTTAGCTAGTCTAACAAACTTAAGTATCGAACCAACAGAAGCGGATAATTTAATAAAAGCCGCTTCTGTAGCAATTGACAAGCAAATTATGCCGAATATCATAGACAAGGACGATGTGGATGATGATATTAAACAAGCTGTTGCGTGGCAGTGTGAACACATCAAGAAATATGGTGAGTTTATTGGCATTGGTAACTTTACACTAGGCAAATTAACTATGGGTGGTCAATCACAAAATTCGAACAACTTTATACCTGACGTTCCAGACAAAGTGATGGATTTGCTTTTATCTAGTGGCTGGCTTTATGCGGGAGTAGGTGGTTGTTAATGAGCTTTCAATTACCACCCATCCCAGAAGCTATCCTAAATACAGAAGTGACTATAACTAGTAATAGTGGGCGTGATGACTTTGGAAACCTTTTACCAGATGCGACTAATAAATCAATGTTTCGGTATGAGTTTGAAAAGCTCGTAAATAAAACAGAAGAAGGACTAAACATAAGATATGTTGTTAACTTATTTTGTAACAAATTAAATTTTGTTGTGAACGAAGGAGACAATATATCTTTTGCTATTCCTGACTATTGCTTAATTAAAGGTGAAGTCCAGAGCGTATCTTTTCCGCCAAATCCAGATGGCAGTATACACCATTTTGAAATAGTAGTAGGAGAGGTGACAGAGCATGGGCTATAGCAGCTTTAAAGATAGAGTCATAAATGATATTCACAATAAGGCTTTGTCAACGGCTGCAAAGGCTGGACAAGAATTGGTTGAATTAGCAGATCCTGTTACGCCAATTTTGTATGGCGATTTGCGTCGAAGTTCACATGCTAAAGTAATCATCCAAAAAAATTCAACTGTGGCCAGAGTATTTAGTTTAACTCCTTATGCACGCAGGCAATATTATGAAAATCGTCGGAATCCGCGTTGGTACGAAATGGCAATAAGTTATGGAATTCAGAGTATTAACCAAATTGTAGAAGGTGGGATGCGCTTATGATTGAGGATTTAGTAGTGCATTTCAAAAAAACATTCCCAGCTATAAAAACACTTGGATTCATTAAACAAACGGGGCTTGATTCAATGGTAGTAATTAATGAAGCACCGACATTTCAAAACAAGCAAGTACAAACGCAAAGTCGTGTTCGTGAGAGCATCGGCTTTTTAATTTATGATAAAAACACAATTCAATGCAAACGAACATACGATTTATTACGTAACTACTTTCTTTTAACAAACCCTTCTGAGCTGAATATCCAAAATCAGAAGGTAGTAGCAACAGATGTAGCAAGCGGCGGACAAGTCGATTATGACGATGATGGTCGTTTGATTTATCAATTAACAATATTATTTGAAAAGGAGATGTAAGTTAATGGCAACTTATGCAGTTAAACAATTAGAAATTTCGGTTAAAGATTCAGGGGAAAGCGGAGATGGTGTTTCGATTAAAGACTTAGAAACTTTAGACATTTCACTGAACTCAAATGTGGAACAATATACAACAATTGGTGAGGTATTTGAACGTGCGGTAAAAACAGGTGCTGCTATGGAGTTAGGTTTGGATGGGAAATACAATGAATCAGATCCAGGACAAAATGAATTACGTGAAACTTGGGATAAAGTTGGGTCTGAAGCTGAAAAAACAATTGTGGTTAAATTCCCAGCAGGCTCTAAGTATGAAATCACTGGACCAATCGGGATTAATGATTTCGGTGGTGGTGGTGCGAACGATATTGGTTCATTTTCTGCCACACAGAATTCAAATGGTACGCCGGTTTTTACGCCAGCGCCTACCATTGAGCCAACAAGCGTAACGGTAGATAGCGCCTCTAAAACTGTAAAAGTTGGAGAAACTGTTAAAATTACAGCAGGAGTACTGCCATCAGGAGCTCCACAAGATGTAACATTCACTTCATCTGATGAAACAAAAGCAACAGTAGCTAGCGATGGAACTTTAACAGGAGTTGCTACAACAGTAACTGCAATTAAAATCACAGTTGCGTCCAAAGTGAAACCATCGGTTAAAAATGACGTTTCTGTTTCTGTAACATCTGCCTAATAAACAAAATACGAAGCCCTCTGAGTGAGGGCTTTTACTAATTTGGAGGACAAAAATGAAATCATTTAATTTTAACGAGAACGAAGTAAAACTTCCATTGGAAATTAACGAAAAAGTATATTATGCGGACATTTCAGCACAAGCACACATTAAGTACAGTGCGCTTTTAGATGAAGCGCCTAAAATTTTAGGTCAAGTGCTTGCGCCTAAACTGAAAGGCGACGAAAGCGACGGAGAGCATACAACGCCAGATAGTGAAAACATGCATGAACTGTTAATGACTATCACAGATGGTATTGTAGCAACGAATGATGATATTTTTGCTATTTTTTTTAGCAAAGAAGACAGAGAAGAAATTAATTCTAAAACATTGCCAACGAAAGTTTACGAGGGACTTATTGAATACATTATAGCTAAATTATTTGAAAGTGATATGAACGAGGGAAGCGATGAGGGGAAGCCACAGGAAAACAGTATTACGGAATAATTGAAGACTTTGATTTAATCGAGTCTTCTTTTTTATCGTATTACGGTATTAGATTACGCAAAGAATTAGCGAATATGAGTTTTTCAGAGTTCCGAACATACCTAATGAACTTGGGTGGCGATACACCGTTTATGACTACTCTAGAAATCCGTATGACTGAACGGAGTAAAGTCCCAAAACATTTGCTGAAAGAAAAAATAAAACAAAATCGAATCATGTTAAAGCGAGGGTATTTTGAGGATGCTGCTTCTAATGAAGAAGGACTAGAAAAGGCGTTGAAAGCTAATAGCAAGCCGAAAGAGGGGTGAAAACATGAGTAAAGCGGGAGAAATTTATTACGATATAAAAATACGCGAGAATGGCTATAAAAGTCAGATGAACAAGATTGATAAAGACATGGACAATTTTGCGAAAAAGGGTCAGAAAGCCGCGGACAATATCGACAAAATTAACAAGAAAAATGTTAATGTTAAAGGTTTAGATTCATCTATTGTTAAGGTTGAAAAGTTCGGTAATATGCTAGAAAAGTCTGGACAAAAGTTAAAAAAAGCTGGAACTGCGATGACCGTTGGATTTACGGCGCCAATTGTAGCTGGAATGGTTAAATCGACCAAGGCATATCTCGATTTCGATAATGAAGTAACAGAAGTTAACTCTTTATTACGTGAATCCGGAGAATCGGCGAAAGAGTTTGGCGATCGTTACACGCAGGTATTTGATTATGCGCAAAAAGCTAGCGTTAAATACGGCGTAGCTTCTGAGCAAACTATGCTCGGTATGAAAGAAATGGTTAAAAAAGGCTATGATATCAACCAAACAATGGCGTCCATGCCTGCGATTTTTAATGCCGCTCGTGCGTCTGGTGATGATTTCGAAACAGTAATGTCCGTTACTACGTCAACACTAGAACAGTTTGGAATGATTTCTAAGGACACCAACAAACAGATGGAATATACAAACAAAGTTGCCGATGTGCTAACCTATGTGGCGGATAAAACAGCAGCTGGATTCTCAGATATGGGAACAGCAATGAATTACGTTGGTCCTATTTCGCATTCGCTAGGATACTCGCTTACAGACACAGCTGCTGCGGTTGGTTTGCTTTCGAATCGTGGTATTGAAGGACAGAAAGCTGGTACTGGTTTACGCGGTATGCTAACAAGTTTACTTAAACCTTCAAAATCAGCTGCAGAAGCTATGTCAGCAGTTGGATTAACAATTGAAGATAACAACGGCAATATGAAAACTTTACCAACTCTCTTGGATGATATTAACGAAAAAACAAAAAAAATGACGAAAACACAGAAAAACTCCTTCTTAACAATGGTTTTTGGGCGTGAACCTCTATCGGCAGTAAATACATTGCTTGAGGCGGGAGGCGATTCATTACGTAAGTATTCCAAGGGCGCTGATGAAGCAAATGGATATACTAAACAAGTTGCTGATAATATGCGTAAAGCTGGCAAATTTGGTGTGGATCAATTCAAAGCTTCACTAGAAGTATTAGAACAGAATGTAGGGCAAAAATTAATGCCCGCCCTCACTCCTATCATTGAGTGGGCTAATAAGATGATTGATAAATTTAATGACCTTTCTGGTGCACAACAGCAGAGTATTATAAAATGGGCGGGAATTTTGGCAGCAACAGGTCCTGTGCTAATGATTGGCGGAAAACTAGTATCAATGACTGGCGGACTAATAAAAGGCTTTGCAGGGTTAGGAAAGATGTTAGGTTTAGGGAGTAAATTAGCTCCTTTAGCGGCTGGATTTGGCGCTACAACAACTGCTGTGGAAGGTACTAGTTTAGCTGCGGCTGGATTAGCTGGTTCTTTCGGAGCTTTACCAGCAGTTATTACGGTGGCTGGTGCGGCTTTGCTTGGTGTGGGTATTTATGCACTAGATAAACATATAAGCAAAATCGAAGAGAGCAAAGAACGTGTGAAAACGTGGGGCTATGACATTGGCGCCGAGGCAGATAAGTCTATGGTGAAATTTAATGAATTTGCATCAGAGGGTAAGCTTGCACTAGATACCTTTGCAACTGGCGCTACAGAAGACAGCGAGAAAATTGTCAGTGCTTTCAAAAACATGGCGGACGAAATTAAGAAGAATACAGACGATGCATTGGGTGACTTCAAGAAAGCATATGATGAAGCTTCACCTGCTGTACAAGCGTTACTAGACAACGCCATGAAAGATTCTGAAAAGAGGGCAGAAGAAAGAAAGGCAAACGTAGATTCGCAATATAAAGAAATAGAAAAGATTTATCAATCTCATGCGGTTAAAACTGGCAAGATGACATCTGAACAATCGAAAATTGTTAACAATATTTACAAAGATATGCAGATTGAACAAATTGAAAGTTTAGGCTTAAGCAACAAAAAGAAAACACAGCTGATAAAAGCGATGAATGGTGAGGTGCAGAATTTAAGCACAAAAGCACTCACTGAACAAGCTGACTATCTTGGTAAAGTCACAAAAGCAACAACAGATGAAACGAAGAAACAAAAGAAAGCATTCAAAGAATCTTATGATAAAGAATTAATAGATAAAACGTCATACAATAATGCAATGAACCAACTGGATAGAGATCAGAATAGAACAGTGCGATCTAGTGTAACGGCTTGGATACGAACGCAAGAACAGTTATACGACAAGTTAGGTGTAAGTAATGAAGTAGCGCGAAAAAACATCCGACGCGGATTAAAAGATATGGGACTAGATTATGACGAATTTACACGTGATGTACAAGAAAAAGCGGGCAAAGCTGACGAAGCCAGCAAGCTAATTGGCGATGGAGCAAAAATGGCAGATACCGCATGGAACAACTTAGTATTAGACCCTAAAACTTCTGAAATAAGAGACAATGTTGGTGAATTCGTATCCAATTTAGCTAAAAGTGATGATGGTTGGAATAATCTTAAATTCATCATGAAAGAAGCAAAATTAACCACAGATGCTAAAAAGACTATTGCAACAGCAACTATTGAAAGTGGTCGCTGGGATAAGATGACTTTCAACGAAAAGAAATTAATTGTCAGTTATGAGGACTCTATACATGTAGCTAACGCGTTGTCAGATTTAGGTATTTGGGATAAATTGAAGCCTGAACAAAAAAGTATGATTGCGAATGCAGATACTAGTCTGGCGTTACAAAAAGCTCTGCAAGACATGGGAGTTTGGGACAACTTACCTCCATCAATGAAAACTTTAGTAGTTGATAATTCTGATGTAATAAAGAAAATGAATTCTTCTAAAGGGATGTTAGTTAGCTATAACGGAACGAACGTAGATTTAAAGACGCTTTTAGCAAATAACTATGATGTTAGGAATAAAATTCAGAGTGGTAAAGATGTTATTGTTCAATATAACGGACAAAAGGTGAATCTTAAAAACCTTTTTGCAAACAACAGAGACCTATTATCAAAAATAGATAGAGGTAGTAGAACAGTCGACGACTATAACAACATAGCTGTCCATAGAAAAGATTTAGTTATTAATTCCAACGCAGAGGCTACTAAAAACGCTATTGACAATGCTATAAACTCGTGGCGTGATATGCTCAACATGAAAAATCAAAAAGTAATTTCTATTGCATACAAAACGAGTGGTAAAAGTCCAAGCGGAATTCAAGAGGTAGGTTATGCAACTGGGACAAATAACCACAAAGGCGGACCTGCATTAGTTAACGATGCCAATGGAAGCAACTATGAAGAAATGATTACCACCCCGGATGGGAATAGTTTTGTTCCTAAAGGTCGTAACGTTCTTCTTAATCTACCACGAGGTACCGAAGTGCTACGAGGGGATAAAACAGCTAAAGCTTTGAGTAATGTACCTCATTATGCCAAAGGTACTAAAACAAGCTATGCGAAAAATGTAAGTAATAAAATATCAAATGTGCAAGTAGATTACAAAACAGGCGCAATTAGCGCACAATCGTACATTAATAAATTAAAACAAATTAATAAGCAATATCGCTTAAATGCGGCGCAAACAAGACAAATCAAATTAAATATTGCAAGTGCGAATAAAGAAATTAGTACTCAAAAAACAAAGCTTAATAAGTCGATAAAAAGCAGCACACAAAAGTATTATGATAACGTAGCTAAAATAAATAAAACAGCTAAGGAATCTATTAACGAAGCGAAGAAGACTTATAACGATGCTCTTAAATCAAATCAAGAAGCCGCATATAATCAGACTGGATTATTTGATGCTGCTGTTACAGAAAAAGCAAGTGGAAGCGATTTAACTAAAAATCTTAAATCACAAACAGCCCAACAAAAAGATTTTATGGCTCAACTTGATAAAATGAAAAAACGCGGTGTTAGTAAAGGGCTTATAGATGAGATACGCAACATGGGTGTAAGCGCAACAGGACAAGCTAAAGCAATTGCGGGTATGTCTGATACACAGCTGAAACAATACCAAGCTGAGTGGAGTAAAAAACATGCTAATGCAAACAAGCTGGGCTTAGACGCTTCCGCAAATGATAAAGTGGCAATGGACAAAGCCGTTAAAGCGGCGAACGATAAAGCTAAAAAAGATTTGTCTAATGCGAATGCTTCTTGGTTGAAAGAACTCGATAAAGCAAAAGAATATCGCACTGCTGGATCTAAACTTGGTGTACAGACCGTAGCGGGCATTATTCAGGGGTTTAAGCAAATGAATGGACCACTTGAGAAACAAGCGGATCAACTAGCGAGAACAATTGAAACAACAATCAAAAAGCGGCTTAAAATACATTCGCCTTCTCGGTTAATGAGTGATGAGGTAGGAGAACAAGTGCCAGCTGGAATTGGCGTAGGAATGCTTAAGAATCTAAATACTATTGATTTGGCAGCTTATAAAATGCAAAAACATTTAACAAGCCTTTCTCCTGCTATTTCAGTCCCAGTTACACCGAATACAAAAGAAATTACGTCTTACTCAGGGACGTCTGCAGCAGTGCAAGGAAGCGAAACACCAGTTACGTTGCAACCAATTCAAATTGTTAATAAAACAATGTTAGAGGGTCGTATAGTGGCGGAGGAAACGGTGGATTTTATAACAGAAATTCAAAACAACCGTATTATTAGAACTAATCGAGCACAAGGGGTGATTTTATGAGCTTAGGATTCACATACAAAGGTATTCATTCATTTGATAAGCATGTGGAAATAATTGACATTAAACCACCATTGTTCCCGCAAAACGAAGGTAATACGGAAAGCGTCAGTGGTCGTATTGGCGCTTTTTATTTTGGACCAAATGTTGGTCAACGAGGGATACAATTAGAAATACAAATTATTGGAGATAGCCTTAAAGAATTAAGCGAGAGGGCTACATCTGTCGCTGATTGGTTGATGCAGGTAGATGCAGAAGAACGCTCTTTGGTAATTGATGATGCGCCTGAAAAGACGTATTATGGTCGATTTGAAGGATCTACAGACTTAGATAGGCTTTTATATAACGGACGAGCAACGCTGAATTTTGTTTGTTCAGACCCGTATGTTTATTATGAACAAGAAGAATTTGAGCTAACTAGTGAAAGTAACAAATTACCAGTTCGCGGTTCGCAACCTACCAGTCCTGTAATTGGAGCAGTTATAAAACAGGATGTCACTTATATCGCTGTATCGAATAAAGAGGATTACTTATACATTGGCGAAGGAGTTGATCCAGATTCTGGAGAAACTCCAGTTAAACCATCGGAAATAATTTTAAACGATCCAATGAATGTATTAGCTACATGGACACCTATGCAACAGTCAGATTTGACATTTCAATTAGACGCAAATAACGGGATTATTGATGGGAGTTTCACTTCAACCGCAAATGTATTCCGAGCATCTGATTATGGTGTTGGAGCACAGTGGCATGGACCAATGAGTAAAGTAGTTCTTCCCCAAGCGCAGGATAACTGGCGTGTAAGAATGCGCCTTCAAAACATAGCGTCGGCACAAAAGCAACAAGGTAAATTAGAAGTGTATCTTGTTGATGAAAAAGGAGCAAAAATTGCAACGTTTCAAATAAAAGATAATGCCACAAATACCGAAGTCAATATTGTTAAAATATCTATTGGCGATCAAAATGTTGCTAATTATCCTGAAAAAGATTTGTTTAATGAGGCAGGGAAAGTTACTAAAACATACAAAACAGTATCAACCAGAAAAAAAGTTAACGGAAAATATAAAACAGTGACAGAAAAGGTACAAACAGGAGCATACAACGAATACAGAGATTTTTATGGTTACTTTATTTTAACTAAAATAGGTAATCAATTCACTGCTGAAATTATCAAACTAGATAGTAATATAAAGCCTGTCTGGACGAAGAAAAAGGTATTTGTAGATACCGCTAATAAATACACAAAAAAATTAGCTCAATTAAATATATACGCTGCGGCATCAGGCATACATGACCCTAACCGCGATTTGTTTTTCACAGATACACTTGTTGAAAAATTAAATATTGTTGCAAACACAGCTCCGCAAGTTATAGCTCATGCATCCGATGAATTAATGTTTGATTTTGAAACAGAAACAATTTATAAAAATGGCATTCCTTTTATGCAGAATCTAGCGATAGGAAGTCACTTTTTTAAGTTATTTGGTGGTACAACAGAAATATTAAATGTATCTCCGTTTGAAGCGGCAGATTGGACCGTATATGTTAGGCCAAGAACTTTTTAAAGGAGTGTTTAAATGTTATTGATATTAGATGAAAATAAAGAAATTGTAAAATCCATATCTGCTGACTCCACAAATGGAACTCATTATTTTAATGATTCACACACCGAGAAAGTTATAGATTTTGATTCAACTTATGAGTTTTCTGTTTCGACAGATGACGAAAGTTCAAAATATTTAACAGGTGGAAATTATGTGATGCTTCAAGACTTAGACGATGATTCATTGTTATTCAAAATTATTGAAGTGCAAGACATCAGAGATGACAATAGTTCGAAACCTCAAAAAAGAATCTTTTGCGAAAATGTTTTTATCTTTGATTTGAATAATGTAATTGTGACAGATCGCGCTTTTTCCAATAGTAATATTGGTCCCGCTTTAACATATGTGCTTGGCGGGAGTGGATGGATTCCTCAAGATACAGAAAATGTAGGGGCAGTTGCAAATTTGGAGTTCTCAGGATATATAACAGCTCAAGAAGCCCTACATCAAATTTGTACTGCTTTTGATTGCGAAGTTAAGTTTTATGTAAAAACATTTCAAGGGAGGATAGTTGGCTATTATTGTAAAGTCGCGAAACAGTTTGGGGATAATGAAGGTGTTCGAATTGAGAGCGGCACAGGCATTAAAGGAATAACGAGGAAAGTATTATTTACGAACATTAAGACTGCTCTTATACCTCTTGGCGCAACGCAAGCTGATGGGACACAATTAAACATTTCTTCTGTTAATGGAGGATTGAATTACATCTATAATGATGAAGCAAATGAGCAATACAACCCAAGCGGCACAGGTTACTTAATGACTAAGATTGTAAATGAAAATATAACAAATGCGGCAGCGTTGAAACAATGGGGTACTTTAGAACTTAGAAAGTTATCATCGCCATCATATCAATATGAAGCAAATATTTTAATGTTAGAACAAGTCTATGGTTTTGAAGCACATCGAATAAGAAAAGGCAGTTTTGTAAGAATTGTAGATTTAGAAATGAGTCCTCCAATTACAGTACAAGCAAGGGTTATTGAGTTAAATATTTGTTATAGCGATATGTCAAAAAGCACTTGTGTAGTTGGTGATTATATTGATATTAATTCGGCTACACCTGCGATTATAAATCAATTGAGGGAAAACGCGAAAGTATCAACAAATGCTAATAAAGTTGCGTCAATCGCAAGTAATAAGGCTGAAACAGCACAACAAATCGCTAGTAGTGCCGAAAGTGTAGCAAATGATGCAAATACAAATGCAACAGATGCAAAACAAGTAGCAAATGATGCTAAAGATTCCGCTGTCACAGCAATAGATACAGCTAATGACGCGTTAATGAAAGCTGGTGATAACAATAAGCCTTTTTATGGTGAGCTACCGCCAGCTATTCCAAAGATAAACGATACGTGGTTCAAGATAGATGAAGTGGAAAATACTATAACAGGTGTTTTTAAGTGGGATGGGGTAATTTGGAAAGAAATACCTCTGGATTATAACGCTTTAAAAGTCGGGGAGTTATCAGCGATTACTGCGAAATTAGGTGATGTAGAGAGCGGAAGTATCACAGGCGCTGAATTTATTCACAATATTAATTATCGTGATGATGAAGGCAATTTGTTCACTGGGACGGTCACGATGAATGACAATGGTTTTAATGCTGCTACAGTACTGCCAACTGGTGCCGGCTCTACTATTTTAAAAAGTGATGTTACAACACTTGGTGGTGTGAAAGTAGCACAGCAATTGATGGATCATAATATTTCTGGTGAACTCAAGGAAACAATGTTAAGAGGGGATTCACTAGATTTCACTAAAGATGGGCAAACAACTTTATCTGTAAATGCTGATTTATTTTACTCAATGCCGTGGCAAGATTTAATATTAAACTCTGGATATTCAACAGCAGAAGGGAATACTCCTCAATTTAGAATTATTTGCATCTTTGGTATCAGAATTGCCTTTTTCAGGGGGCAAGTGCAAAAATCAACCGCATGGACCTCTACAAATAACGCTTTTGCGTCTGTTCCTTTCGAAGTTCAAACAACAAAAACAGCGATGGCTTATGCACCAACAAACAAGTCAAGCGGCGGCCGAGTGCATGCATCATCTAGTAACGCGATGGGATTTATACCTGCGGACACTAGTATTACGTATTTCGCGTTAAATCAATTATTTTATATTTTAGATTGAAGCCAAATAAGGCTTATTTTTTATGTCAAAAACAGATGGGATGATGAAAATTGGCACTGGGGAGTATATCAATAGCAGGGATGAGCGTAGGCGAGTTAATAGCGTTAATCAGCCTAATAGCCGCTATTGTGGGTTTTGTGATTAGGTGGGCGCTAGTTGCGCCTTTGAGAAACATGATTGATTCGCTTGACATTACATTAAATAGTCTGAGAGAAGAAATGTCAGAAAGCAAAAAAGACCGCATCAGCTTAAGAGAGAAGCAAAACGATCATGATAAAGAAATCGCTTTATTGAAGCGGGAGGATAAAGCAATTTGGAAGTATATAGCGAAAAATGAGAAGGAGGAAAAATAATGAAAATTAACTGGAAAGTGAGAATGAAATCGAAAGTGTTCTGGGTGTCAGTTATCCCGCTAATTCTGGTACTAGTACAGCAAGTACTTGGGTGGTTCGGCGTAACAATTCCTGCCGACACAATCAACAAAGAAGCGCTAGATATGATTAACAGTGTATTCCTGTTATTAGGTGTGTTAGGTGTAGTAAATGACCCAACGACTCCTACCGCGAGCGATAGCGATTTAGTATTGAATAAAAATAAAAACGTAGAGGATGAAGTATAATGACAAGTTATTATTATAGTAGAAGTTTAGAAAATGTAAATAAATTAGCGGATAACACAAAAGCGGCGGCGAGAAAACTTCTCGACTGGGCTGAAAATAGCGGCATTGAAGTATTAATTTATGAAACGATTAGGACAAAAGAGCAACAATCCGCTAATGTCGCGAACGGAGCGAGTCAAACAATGCGCTCTTATCATTTAGTAGGACAGGCACTAGATTTCGTCATGGCGAAAGGTAAAACTGTTGATTGGGGTGCTTATCGTTCAGACAAAGGCAAAAAATTCGTGGCAAAAGCGAAGTCCCTTGGACTTGAATGGGGTGGTGATTGGTCTGGATTTGTAGACAATCCGCACCTTCAAATCCAA